GTATCCGGATTTTCCTTCAACCGTTGAATTCAGGATTCCATTCATTTCTCCGTTGTCTTTGGCAAGATATTCATCATAGATGTTCCTTACCATTCTCGACACCGGCATGTTTTTGTATGACTTGGAGATTTTTTTCTGCATGCTTTTTATTGCTTCATGCGAAATGAACTCCACCCGGACAAGTTGGTTAGATTCCTGCAAAGTCTCCGACAACAACGATATTTTGTATGTTCTGAAAACCAATTTTACGGGTTCACTTCCAATCATCGGAGTCCTGTAGGAAATAGTAAGTGTCTCTGCTCCTATGATGGGAAAATTCTTGACAATGTTGTATGAGTTGATTAATGAAATGCTTCCAGACATCACATTCGAAAACATGTCCTCATAGATGGTGATGCTTTCGAAAATTCCTTTCAATGACATTTTAAAACCGGTATGCGATTGAAGAGTGATCTCATCAATCATCACATCACCCGGCTTGATCATTGTGTCTTGACCGATTGTCATGTGTAAACCTTAACTCTGTGCTGAAAACAGTCTTCTGAAGTCTCTGAGAACCGGGTCGATGTATTCAGGTCGCATCAATTTAATTTTTCTCTTGGTTTCGTTTTTTCTCTCTTCATATTCAATATTGGTAACGATATTTGCGACTCCGAGCGATTCCCTGCTCTCATCAATTCCAAGTTCTATGTTTCTCTCAACGCCACCAAAAACATATCTGTCCAATACAGTTGCTGGACTTTCCAAGACCACTCCACCATCCTTTAGTTCTTTTTTCCTGTATAGAGGTGAAATATATTCACCGTTTCCATTTTCAAAATGATGAAGAGAATATCTATTATCGTTGGTTACTCGCATCAGGATTGATGTAATGAGTTTTCCGTTTTTGTTCACCGTATACAAGTTTCTCATGAGACTTGTCCTATCGGATACTGGTAGAGTGTTGCCGGAAAAAATTCCCGAGACATCCTCAACGACAAGTTTATACAAATTTGGATTCCATTCCCTTACCGTGCCGCTGGCTACAATCTCTCCTGCACGGTTTCGCTGTTCTACCAAATCGCCTTTGGAGAAATGAAGTTCTTTTCTGTCAAACGGCTGTTTTTTATTTTCATCAAACAGACTAATTGCATCTATGAACAAAGCCTGCCCTGAATAAACAGACTCCATGTGCTTTTCCATCTCGTTTATGCTGAAGGGCCATTGAAAATATGGATCAAGTATCTCGTTGTAAAGAAGGATGAGCCAATGATAATCGGATCGCCCATATATGCGATGAGCCAATGTCTCGGGTCTTTCTTCATCCTCTATGGTGTATTCAAGACTTGCAGATCCCTGTTCTCTGATGATCTCAAGTATTTTTCCGCGAGTCAGTATATTTTTTACGATGATGACATCACCGGTGTCCGGATCGGTGTAAGTAAAATTTTGCAAATAATTGAAATACCCCATGATTTTCCTTTATGGGACAGCATGTCCGTGATTGGATTCGAATCTCTCTCTAGTAAGTATTTCAAGTTCGCTAAATGTCAACTCCATCTCAATTTTTGTTGGCGGGGCACCACCATGACTCACTTCTAATGTTGAAAATACTGCTTCTTCGCCATAACGAATTTTGATGTTGGTAAGAACACACTTGTGAATGATCGGCAAATATTCATTCAATGAGCCATCTGGCATGACAAATTTGATTTGAAATTCAGCAGGATAATCCAAGAATCTGCCGCTTCCAGATGATCTCTTGGGGTGGGCATAATACTTCAAAACTTGCATTATCTTATAAATGTGATGTAGTTCTTCTTCGCTTCTTGGCAGAAATGTGTATGAGAATGTAAATTCTCTTCTTTTCACATCCTTGAACAAATGCAAAGTCATTGGATTCACGACTTGCCTGTCTTTTGCAAGAATGTATTTGCTCATTGCACCGGCTTCGACACCAAATACCTCTCCTATCTGATCCATTATTTTTGTGTTTGCCAATGCCATTCGTTTTGCAATATCCCTTACGGCTTCTGGATTTCCATATTTGCTCACCGCTTTTCCAAGTTTCAAATTGTCCAAGGTAGACATGTTTTCGTCTTCATAATTGATTCCATAACTTGTTTCAAGACCGGTTGGCATGTAAAGATATATCGACTGAACTCTCTGAATATTCTTGTTGACTATGCCCGTCTGTTCCTCTGTGTAGGAGTCTCTTCCTGTTCCTTTTGAACTCAATCCCCCTGCCAAGAAAGCATGACCAAGGCCTGCCATTTGAGTCTCTATTGCCTCACCAACACCTTCTGCTCCATTTTTGAGGATGTTTGCCAAGTCCTGCCCAAATCCTTGCTTTTGAAGCGCCCCACTAAAAGCAGCCTGAATTAATCCCTCGTTCAGGGTTGCACCGGGTGATACTTTTTGCAATTCCTTTTGGGCTTTGTTGATAATATCATTTGCCGGATTGGTTCCGCCCCCCAATGCTTTTGAAATCGGGTTCCTTTTTGTTTGCAAAAAAGACTCCTGATTTTCATAGACTTCAATTTTCATCAAACATTGATGCGCCGGATCCAAAAACAAGTCCTCTGGATATGCAAGTAATCCATCTTTGGGACTTTTGTTGTATCGATACACCTTCATCTCAAATGCACTCGCAGGCCGCTCTTGGAGCAATCTGTCGATTGAGTTGATATCTCTTAGGGTATTGATGCTGCTAAATTCTTTTGCCATATGCTGTTATTTAGATGAGTTCTATAAATAAATGAAAACGAGGTTCGATATTAGCAACACCGCATCATACAAGGGTAAGTATTCACCAAAACGCCCCGAAAAATACAAGGGCGATCCCATGATGTGCTTCTACAGATCGTCATGGGAAAGAAGAATGATGACCTTTTGCGACGAGAACTCTTCTGTATTGGAATGGTCGTCAGAAGAGGTGGTGATACCTTACATATCCCCTATTGATGGCAAGAGACATCGATATTTTGTTGACTTCTGGATGAAACTAAAACTTCCTGATGGAAAAGAAGAAATATGTCTCATAGAGATCAAACCAAAACGACAAACTCAAAAACCAGAAAATCCAAAATCCAAAAGAGTATCAAAGTCCAAAATATACGAAATAAGAAATTGGATGATTAATTCCGCAAAATGGGCAGCGGCAAAAGACTTTTGTGAAGACAGAGGTTGGAAATTCAAGATACTGACGGAAGAACATCTGTTTGGAAAGAAAGTAAATGACTAAAAGGGCAGTAGAAAGCGTATTAAAAAGTGCCTCGGGAATAAATCTCGCAGACCCTCAAGCAACCCAATGGCTTGCTAAGAATCTATCCAAGATTCAAACAAAGATGAGGCAATCTACTTTTATTCAACAATCCGACAATATTACATCAGCCGAAATAAGACCCGGACAAATGTTGTTTTTTGGATATTCCCCAAAAACAAAAGCAAACCTTATGTTTTGGGATGAGTTTCCGATCACTATTTACTTGCACCCCCAACAAGGTGGTTTTTTGGGAGTCAATTTTCATTATTTGCCCCCACGAATGAGGGCAAGATTTTTGGATCAGGTTTTAAAATATGCAACCGATTCGAATTGGACAAAGAACTTGAACAAAAACACGAAGATAAAAGTGACATATCCCATCATGAAAAATTCTTCATCATTCAATGCATACAGGTTTTGTATCAAAAGATATTACTTAGATCGTATAGTAACAAATGTTGCTCCAATACCCCCCGAAGATTGGAAAACCGTTCCGTTTTTTCCTTTAGATCAATTTAAAGGGGCTTCCAGACTAGATGTTTGGGCTTTGGCAAGATAAATAACATTAATCACCAATCATGGACTTCTCAGATACATTAAAAACCATACGGGCCCGTGCCCAATACACGGCAAAGGCAGGAAATCCCGAGCCATCTTTTATGGATTCTGCATATGGCAGGATGCGGGAAACCGGATATGCAAATTCAAATCGGTGGTTGGTCATGCTCATGCCAAATCAAAATGTCAGAGATGGCATTGGCATGGATTTTGTTCCTGATACTGCTCGTCTTGCCACTTCATGCAAATCGATAGTTCCTAATGAACAGTCTTGGTTTACATATGAAGAGTCCAAAATCAATGCGGGGCCTTTGCGTGTATTCCCATACAGAAGAAATACAAACAATTCTTCGGGAATGCGCTTTCAGTTCAATTGCGGAACTGATATGTTTGAGAAGGAGTTTTTTGAATTCTGGCTGAGGTATTTACAGAATCCTGTCACAAGACAGATGAAGATGTATGACACCTATGCCAAAGATAGCGAAATTTTCATAATTCTGCTTCCGAACAATGTCAAGAATTTCAACATGGCAATTGATGCCATGTATGACAACAAATTGGTCGGAATGAAACTGACGGAAGTTTATCCATATTCGATGAACATAAACGGCGGTTCATTGAATTATACGAATTCAAATGAGCCACTATTCGTGGACATTAGTTTCATGTATCACGATATTGTTCCCCTGAATCAAATAGTGATAGACGAAGACAAACTTCCATACAATAACACGATACCCACCATCACCGACACAGGATATCCCGTAATACCTGTGAACAGATACAAGTCAATATTGAATCAAAGTCAGGACATGATGGATCGTGCAATAAATGGTTTTGCCATTCGAAACATAAAAGAACGAGCGAGATTCAACATGATTCGACAAAACCAAGATTTGATTCTGCAATCATATGTTCAAGAACTAGAGAAATACAAGCAAACAAACATCCCGACCGCCGTAGATGGCAGGGTGGTTTACTCCACGCCAAGAGAAGGTGGACTGGATCTTTTCCTGACAAACTTGTCACAGTCTCAAGGATTCTTTGGCGCAGGATTTTTTGGAAATGGTTGGTATCCGTAATTTACATCATAAAGGAAGTCGCAATGACACTATCTGGAATCTTAGCAGCAACACCAAAGCATCAAGTCACTCTTCCTCTCTCTGGAAGGAAAGTGGAGTTTCGTCCTTTCGTCGTAAAGGAAGAAAAAGTCCTTTTGATGGCGGCAGAAACAAAAGACGAGCAGACAATCAATACTGCCGTAAGAGAAGTAATCCTCGCCTGCACCAACAACACAGTCGATGTGATGAAGTTGCCTACGCTAGACATGGAATATCTGTTTCTTCAACTGCGAAGTTATTCCGTGGGAGAAACAGTAAAACCACAATTCAAATGCAAAAAATGCACACTTGGAACCGATGTCGAAATCAATCTCAAGGACATAAAACCGATTTCTGACAAAAAGCATTCCAAGACAATCAGGCTTGTTGGAGACATCACCATAGAAATGCGATACCCAACATTTGAGGATATTTCAAACATTGGGGAAATGACAGAGATTGACAAGTCCATGATCATCATGGCAAAATGCATAAACAAGGTGCATCATGGCGATAAAGTGTATTCTGCAAATGAGTTGACAACAGAAGAGTTGGTGGATTTCTTGAACGAAATGACACAGGAACAATTCAAGAAAGTAATGAAATTCTTGGAAGAGATTCCTCGTCTTGAAGCGCCAATATCTTTCAAGTGCAAGCATTGTGGAGAGCAAAATGATACAGTTATCGGAGGATTGGCAAATTTTTTCTCCTAGCCTCCGTACATGACAGCCTATTCAACATGCTTTCCGTGAACTTTGCGTTGATGCAAAACTTTCAGTATCGTCTTGGTGAGTTGGAAGGCATGATGCCATGGGAGCGGAGGGTTTACATTGATCTTTTGATAGAACACCTGAAAGAAGAAAAAGAACGAATGGATGCAATGAAGAATAGCCACTAATGGAAGACAAAAACCCAAAAATTCCAGGAACAAATCAAGACGCTCAAGGATTGCCACGGAACCCCCAAAACAATCCCCCGCCACCGTCAAGCGTAATCCCATTGAATGACAAAAATCTTGAGGATTTTGTTTCCATCCTTGAAAAAATGGGAAATTCGATTGAAAAATCGAACCAACTATTGACCGAGAAGAAGGAACTTGAGGAAAAGACGGGAGAATTTACTCAAGAAGAAAAAGAAAAACTTGAGGAAGTAAAAGTAAAACTAGAAGAGGAAGTTTCCTACCAACAAGACATCTTGTCCGAAATGCAGGAAATCAAGCGGTCTTTGCTCCAACAAGGAGATTCCGCTGTTGTTGGAACTTCAAACACCAACACAAATCAACTTTCTTCCAAAAATGAAATTGCAAATATCTTGAGGAAAGAAAACAATATCCTTTCTTCATTGAATGCAAACATCACAGAATTGAAAACCCTACAGGATGAAGTAAGGGAAGTATTTGTAAAGAAATACGAAAAAACTGTTCCACTTGATTCTTCGATGTCAGATGATGTTGCCAAAGGCACCATTAAAGAAATAAAAACTGGAAATGATCTAGATAAAAAAGAAGCAAATCTTGATGAAAAAAGACATCAAGAAATTCTAGACAAACTGAACACCGTTTACTCAGTCAACAAAGAAGAACTTGAAACAATCAAAAAAATTCTTGATGGAGATAAGACAAGACTTCAAAAAGAAATTGAAAGTGGTCTTGAGGCTGAAAATACCCATCAAGAAGCATTGGATCATCAAGAAAAACTTCATGATGAACTAATGAAAGATCGTAATAAAAGACATAATGATTTGATGGATGCCCATGGTGAGACATCAGATGAAGTCAAGAAACTCCGAGAACATCATGAAAGCAACCATGGTTTTTTTGGCACACTCAAGCACATCATATTCACGGTTTTGAAGCGGCTCACTATTCTTGGTGGTATTGGTCTTGTTTTGGGTGGAATTTTTGGTTATTTCAAAGGATACATCACCACAACATATGGTCTTTTCTCAAGTCTTGGAAAAAGACTCGGGATCATGAAACTTCTTCCAGAAGGTTTCAGTCTAACAAAAAAACTTGAAGCAATTGCAAGACTTGCAAGAATGAGAGCAGGCGCTGCATCTACCGCAGTTTTTGGTGGGATGTCAGCAAGCATTGCCTCAAAATTGGGATCAATTGCTACACAGTTGGAAAGAATTCCTGCAATAGGAGGGTTTTTAGGGAAAGCAGCCCGAGGAATGAATATATTTGGAGGTGCGAGATTCGCAGGAGGTATTGGATCAATACTCGGTGTTCCCCTTGCAGGAATTCTTTCTTGGTTTGGATATTTTCCGGCTCTTCTGAAGACTTTTAGGTTTGCTTCAAACTTAGTTTCAAAAGCGTTTTTGCCGATACAAATACTTCTTTCGACAATAGATGCCGTCACCGGTGCCATCAAAGGATTTAAGTTGGGTGGAATCAAGGGCGCAATCATGGGTGCCGTTGCCCAAATTATTTCCGGTCTTACATTCGGTCTTCTTGATTTTCAAATGATGTTCAAGTTCTTTGGCAACTACATGAGCGAGATATTCGATGGTCTTGTCGATGTTTTTCAGCCAACGATTGATCTTTTTAATGAACTTTGGACTAACATGGTAGACCTCTTCAATGATGTCGTAGGGATATTCAGCGGGCCTGGCGGCTTTATGCAAAAGTTCAGTAAATTGATAGGCACTCTCGCTGGTGGATTCATCAGAAATATATTCTCCCTGTTCAAATCTTTGGCACTCACGATATACAATGTTATTTGGAAATTTCCAAT